GCATTGCACCCAGCACGATAGAAAGATTAGTGAAGACAGACAAACCAAAGGTTGTGCAAGACATAACTTTATACCTGAGTTAATACCAGCCCATGTTATGGAGAAGGATGACGATATGGTTTTATATGAGAAGGACAAGATTAGATTTGTTAACGTGGCTGAGAACCTTAACACGCCGGGCGAAAACTTTTTTTCTAGCAAAGAATTAATTGAAGTTGTAAACAGTGGATTCCCAGAAGAGATCTTAGAGACTTGCGATAAAGTTAAGAAGATATTTAATGGCGCTTCTATTAAAGAGATCAGACCTTGGATTGAAACTAGGCCATCAACCTAATGCAAATCAAACTACCTTTGGATGTTTACTATTCAAAGAAAAAAAAATTTATTTTAAATCTTAACAACTATAGAAACGCACACTATAGAGTTTTATCTACAGCAAAAAAAATATACTCAGAAGATCTCGTAGAAAAAATACAAGACTTACCTAAGTTTAGTGAGCCAGTTAGATTGACTTACACCTACTATGCTAGGAGTAATCGAAGGCTTGACATAAGCAATCCATGTTCAGTCATAGATAAGTTTGCTTGTGATGCTTTGGTTAAAGCCGGGATTATACAAGACGATGACTTCAAACAAGTAAAGGAAGTTGTTTATAAGTTTGGTGGGGTAGATAAAGATGATCCTAGATGTGAGCTAGTAGTTGATATATTCTAGGGTCTGCCTGTTAATATTTTATTTATCTCTTCTTCTCTTAATACATCTGCTGCTCTTCTAACTGGTGGAGCGACTGGTTTGTTTCTTGGATCTTGAAATTGTCCTCTAAGACTTTGCCCTGTTAGATCTATTTGAGAAAGTCCGAGGTCAGCAATAGGAACTGGTTGAGCTGCTTTTCTTTTTGTGCCAGATATTGCAAAGTCAATAACATCTTGGTTTGGCTCAATTGGATTAAACAAACCAAGAAGAACATCATCTCTGTTTGCAACTTTTGCAATTTTTAATTGTTCTTCAATTTCAAATTCTTTTAAACCTAAAGTTCTTGCATCTTCAATGGCTGTGTAAAGAGTTCTTAAAGAATTATATCTATCTTCATTGGTATTAATATAACCTTGAATAAAATCTTCAGCGTCTCTTCTGTTGTTAGATCTTAACAATCTATTAAATTCATTGGTTGTTTCTCTAATAGCTCTTTTTGCTTCAGCTGCTTTATAGTAAAGAGATCTATCAATTTGAGGTTTAATAACTTTAATACCAGAAAAAGCTGACACCATTGTTTCTGCAACATCAATGGGTTTTCCTCTTGGGCTGATTAAACCTTCTTTACCTGTAGCTAATGAAGCCGCGGCTGTAACAAAATCTTTGGGCACAATCTGAACACCATCTGCATCTATCTCAGCCCTTATAGGAAAGATTGTTGGTGCTACTGCGTTAAAGAAATGCAATGTTCCTTTTGCCATTTTCTCGCCTAACATATCCGATTCGTTATAAATAGTTTTACCAGTTTCTGTTTTACCAACCAAAGTTGATTCATATAAAGCTTTCGCACCCATGCTTGGAGATAAGAAAGGACTGACAAACTCACCAACCATGTCAACAGATGCATTGGTTGCAATATCCATTAGCCCGGCTTCGTTTCTTTCGCCATTAGCATAAGCATTCATTACTGCTTTAAAAGGTTTCTGCAAGTAATCATATGGGTTGGTATAACTAAAGTTATATAAACCTGTAATGTTTCCTTGTGCATCTGTGCCTGTTGGAATCATAGTCGCTGTTTTTTCCCAAGGTGCAGCAAAAGATCTTTTGTATGCATCGAGTTGTTCTTTGTCAGCACCAGTCATGCTTAGTGCTGTTGCTGTTAGCCCTGCTGGAATGCCAACTGTTGTTGTTAGGCCGCCAGCCAATCTTCGTGCGCCAACTTTTTGCAACTCTGGATTACTGCTTGCTATTTCTTTAATTGCTCTTTGTAAAGTATTTAAAGAATTTCTAATAACTTCAGCCGGGAAAGCTGTAAAGTTACCAACGACTGGCACATAGTTCAATGACTTAACTATTTCTGGAACTCTAGAGTAAGTAGGTGTTACATTTAAAGCTATGTCAGCAGATTCACCCTTAATGAATTTATCCACAACCTCATTGCCAGCAGCTTTTAACTCTCCAACATTTACAGTTCCATCTGCTTTAATAAGTTTTTGTATGTCTGGATCAGCCATGTTTTTTCCAGAGCTAACAGGAACAAAATCTGCATCTGAAGACTTTGCTATAACTTTACCAAACTTAGATTTTTCTCCGCTAAAGTTAATCATCCTGGCCGCGTTATCAGATCCTGTGTAAACTCCTTCTGCTTTTGACAGGGGTTTTCTCATAACATCAAAGACAGCTTGTGATTTTGCTTTAGCTAAAACTGCTACATCATCTGTGGCAAAAGTAGCAATATCAGAAAGTTCTTGAAGCTGTGTTCCTTTGCCAACCATAACTCCATATTCTCTAGCTTCTGCAATTTCTTTTGCATATTGAGCTTTCTTTCTTGGATCAAATATTCCAGAAAAAGCCATCTTAAAATTATCAGTAAATCTTCCACTTGGGCCAAGGTTACCGTTCATTAAAGCCATGAAAGGAACACTGGTGTTGTTTCTTATCTGAGCAGTTGGACCAAGAATAGTTTTACCATATTGAGATAAAGCCTTTAGACCAAGCAATCCTTGATAGATTTTTTTTAAAGGAGTTGGACTGTTTGCTAGCCAGTCTGTTGTTGTTTCCATTAAAGAGTCATGAAAAACTTTTGGTGCATAAGTGTTTCTTAAAGCACCAGCATCTTTTTTAAATCTTTTGTATAAGACTCCATCAATCGTGGTTTCGTCTGGAAGCTTTACTTTATTGTTTGCTCCAAGAGGAAGATCTGGTTCTCCTCTTGTATTTACAAATATTTCTTCAGGATTTTTTAAAAAACCTTTTCCTGTTTGGTCAATGTTAAGTTGATTTAAATTTCTTATATCATCAAAAGTTTTGGCTCTTCCTGACAAACCTGCAAGCTTGGTCATAGTAGATGATGCAGCAACTGCTTCATCTTGCAAAGCTTTTTTCCATTCTCCCGGTTTATTATAATCAAGAGCAGTAACTTCTCCCATCGCTTTTCTAACAGCTGGTAGATTTTTTAAATCTTTGCCTTGAAGTTGCCCAAACTTAATACCCTCTACAAAAAGCTCAGGTGTTTGATATGGAGTGTCTGCTGATCTAGGGTTAGTTAATAATTCAAATGCGTCATTTGCTTGTTGTGGAGTTCTGATTCCATCTACTTTAGCCAATAATTCATCAACAGCTTTTTTTCTTAATTCTGGATTAACTCTAAAATTTTTATCTATGATAGATCTATATACAGTTGTTCCATACAAGCCTGCATTTTCTCCGATTGCTTCTCTTAATTCTTTTGGTATTAATAATCTTGATATGGTAGCGTCTGGATCGCTAAAATCAAAAATAGCTTGTTGTTCTAATTTAAACATGTTTTGATTATTTTCCATGATTTTAGATATCTCGTTGCCTTTGGGAACTCCTAAAGCATCATAATCAATTTTGTTTCCGGGACCTTCAAAGCTCTTAATCTTTTTCATTGCTTCTCTTTGATACTCAATCATCTTAGCTTTCTTTTCTTTACCAGTAAGATTTGGAAACTCTCTCTCAACTTTTAATAAAGGGGCTCTATAAGTAGACATAGCTTTTGTTATTTCTAAAGCATCTTGAGAATTCATTTTGCCACCTACTGAAACTGCATCTTCAAGAGTTCTTCTAACAGCATTCATAGAGTCATTGATTGGATTGACAAGTGAAGCTAAATAAAATGATTTGGCTTGCATTGCATCCATGATGTATTTATTGTTTGCTGCTGTTTGTTCGTATTTACCGCCATAAGTAAAATATTTTTTTAGATAATCTACAACGCCTTTGTCAGCTTTATTTGCAGAAGCTAAAGCAGCAGTGCCATCTCCAAACTTAGGAGTAGCTTTAGCTATTGCATTCATGTATGGAGCAGCCAAGTCAAGCCCAGCGCCAATACCCTTTACAGCCCCGGATACAGCAACTGGTGCTGCATACATAACAGCAGCAGTTTCACCTAAAACTTGCAATCTTTCAGTGAGTCTTGCTAAAGCAGCATCTCTGCCTTCTAAATTTCTTAATCTTTCTTCATCGCTTTCTTTATCAAACAACATATCAGCAAACGTATCAACATCATCAGTTGCTACAGCTGCGTCTACCGCGGCTAAAGTTCCTAGCTGTTGCAACTTAGTCATTTTTGATATAGCGCTTGCAACACCAAGACCTGGTATTCCAAACTGAGCAACCATTTGTGCGGTCTTACCAGCTGTACCTTGAACATCTGGTTTAATGTCTTCAAAGAATTCGTTTACATCATCAGTTACATCTGTGTTGAACAAAAGATCTAAGCCAGTTGTAGGTATGGTTGCAATACCTTGAGGTATAGAAACAACACCTGCAGCTATGCCTCGGCCTATGTCTCCAATAACAGAGTCAGATTTTTTAGATTTTCTTTTTGTAAATTTTTGAGAGGCTTTCTCTATCTCTTTTGGATCATCGCTTTCAATAAAAACTTTTTGCCCATTAGCCAGTGTAATAATAGGCATTAGTTTACACCTTTGCTTTTGCCATTATTTTTGCGTTAAGGACATCGTAATTACCGCCTGAGTCTTTATACATTTGAAGTAATTGAAGATCAGATAATTCTTGACCAGTTGATGAGTCTAAAACAACATCGTCATCATCATAATCTTCTCCATAAAGATTTTTTAAAATTTGTTGTTTTAAAATAACTGCATTTTTTGCATCAGCGCTTGGATCAGAGGCTTCTGCGTTAAGTTGTCTCATAGCTTTTAAAATTTCTGGATTTTTTTGTATCGCTTCAAGTAACTTAATCTGATCAGGAACTTCTCCTTCTTGTCTTGCTTGTTCTGCCATAACGCCACCAGCGAAATCAGCAAGACCGCTTCTTTCAACAATACCCTCTGATGGTGTCATCATAGCTACAAAGCCAGCCATCATTTGTTTTGCAAACTCAGGATCTCTACCAAGCTTGTCAGTGTAACTTGCTGGGAAAGATGCAACGTAGTCTACAAAAGTAGGTTTAGTTCTTCCAGCTGCTTGAGCTCTTTCTAATGCTTTAGCATAGTTAAAGTCTCTGAGTGATGAGTCTGCATCTAGAACATCTTTGTCTCCACCGCCAGTAGCTATTGGTCCTAAATCTGTTTCTGTGGTTTCTTCGTCACCACCAAGTAAAGCACTACCCAATCCGTAACCAAGGCCTCCAAGAGTTCCATAAGTGCCTATAGCTCCAGCAAGAGGTTTAATATTTCTTTTGGCAGCTGAAGCAAGATCTGTTGCCATTTTAGCAGAGCCTCTGATTGCCGCTGCTGTGTAAGGATCTACAAAATCAAGAGCGCTTGGTCCTTCAGGAGCGTCTTTAGATATAGCTGTTTCTTTTTCCTTGTCTGCTTTCTTTTTAGTTTTTGTTTTCTTTTTTGGAGTTACTTTTTTTGCTAATGCTTTTATGCCAGCTTTAAGAGCGGCTACTTTACCGCGTGGCACACCGCCATCTGCAAGTTGAGCTATACCACCACCAGCCATTCTCATTACGCCCGGAGCTTCAAAAGGTCTTATTGGAATAAACTCTCCGCCTGTCATTTCTGGAGTATCTCCGGGAGACGTTCCTAGTTGACTAGCAAATTCTGCAAAAGCAGCTAGTCCTTTCTTTTTATCAAATGGAGTTTTTTTATCTCCTATTTCAGCTGCAATATCTTCTGGTGACATACCCTCTATATCAAGAGCTACGCCTCCATCTTCTTCAAAGTCAATAAATTCATTGTCTTGCATTTCTGCTAGATCTTCTGCGGCATCATCTAAAGCATCATTGGTAAATATATCTTTTGCAATGTCTTGCATTTCTGGATCTAAAGCTATGTCTGCTACTATAGCTCCAGTTGCTATGCCTCTTGTGTATGGATTATTGGCCTTGGATACAACGTCTGCTCCTTTTTTTATTTTTCTTAATTTGTTTGCTGTGCTCAATGCTTTTATTCCACCAGCAGCCCAGCCAGCAAAAGGCACTGCTAAAAGATAATCTAAAGGATTGGATGGATCAAAAATTAAACCATCTTTACCAAACATTTTGTATCCTTCTCCACTGTCTGAAACCTCGCTTGTATAGCCACTAGCACCAGACATATCATCAACTTGTTGTTTTTGCATGATAGCTTGCATGATCTCTTCATCGCTCATGCCAAAAGGTTGAACGCCTAACTGTAAAGCTTTTTGTACTAGATCGCCATCAGCATATCCTCTTGGCTCTAGTCCTGACATGATTCCGTACATTATAATATCCTTCCGTAATCTACAGCGTAGTAGCCATCTTTTACTGTAATCGCATCAGGTTTAACCTCAAGAACTTCTTGCGCTAATACACCTTCTGTTGGTTCAGATTCAGCGCCAATAGATTTACCTGTTTCATTCCAGTCCCATGTGTACCAACCAACGCCTGGTTCTAGCTCGCCAACTTTTTTAATATTTTCTTTTAAATCTGTATCTGATAAAGCATAAATACTAGCAGCTGATCCAAGAGCTCCAAGCGCTTGAGAGAATCCACTAGGCTTCTGATAACTTTGTGGCTGATAAGGACTTCCTTGTGTGCCACCGCTGATTTGACCTGTCGGCATACCAGCAAGTAATTGTTGTCCTTGGAATAATCTTTGCATTGGCTCGCCTGCAAGTTGTTGCGCTCCAGCAAACTGTCTTGATAGTGCTGCTTGCTGAGTAGCCTGGCCTTGCTGACCGAGTTGGTTAAGTAAATTAATTTGACTTCCTAGTTGACCTTGAGCTTGTTGACCTAGTCCTGCTAGCCCACCGCCAATCTGTCCAAACTGTCCACCCATGCCAGCAGCTAATTGTCCAAGCCCACCAAGAGCTTGACCTATTTGTGCTTGCTGTCCACCCAATCCTGCTTGCATAGATGCAAGTCCTTGTTGAGCACCACGTTGTTGTTCAAATGCTTGTTGCGCTTGTTGTTGAGCTTGACCAAACCCAGCGCTTCTGATTCCAGAGACAGCCTCAGCTGCACCACGTCCTGTTTGACGTGCTAATTCTTCTTGGGTAATTCTACCTCTAGATCCACCAAATGCTCCAGCTGATACAGCTTGATCCCTAAGACCTATATCTTGTTGTCTAGCTTGTCTGTTTATATCTTCTAATGTTTGTTGAACAACTTGCTTTTCAAATGGATTATAAAAATCTAGAGCCATAGATGGATCGTACATTCCTGTAGTACCCATAGCTGTTTCTTCAGCTCTAGCTAATGCACCAAGGCCACCACTAACTGCTTCACGGGCACCCGGCAAATATCCATAAGCTTCATCTAAAGCTCTCTCTTGTCTACCGAAGAGTCGACCAGCTTCGGTTAGATAAGGTTGATATTCTCCTAGTCGGCCTGCTTGTTGTCGAGCTTGGATTTGTAAAGGAGTAAGCCCAGCAGTTTGCTCGATAGGAATATCTCTTGGTCTAGATATAAGACCTTCGTATTCACCAGGTGCGCCAAAGTAAGATGCTAGTAATCTACGAGAATAATCTTCTGCATATGGTTGAACAAAAGAATAACCAGTCTGAGGCGCAGTAATAACCTGTGCTTCTGGACCCATTTTTGTTTTACTACTTAGACACATCTTCTATTTATTTCCTATAATACATACCGCCTATCTGGTGAAAGCCTTTTTTGTCAAAAAGTTTCTTAGCTCTTTCTACACCTTCTAGGTTAAAAATGCCAAGAATCAAAGGCTTGTCTTGCTCTTTAGCATAATCTATTACTGCATCTATTAAAAGATGTGACGGTGGAATTTGGTTTTTTAAGTTTCTGTATTCAGGTAAAACATAAAACCAACCATCGCCAATGTATTGTTCTGCTGACCACCAATAATCATCTGGTCCTGCTGCAATACTACCAATGATTGTATCACCATCTAGTACATTATACACAATACCGTTAAACAAGAAATGATTTATATGAGAGGATGCTCGTCCCCACTCAATGGATGGAGATCCTTCGCCTGAAAGAGAATGTTCTGCCCAAAAGTTTTCTGCTAGAAAATCAGCTATGCGTTTACCATTTTCTGGATTAGGTTCTACCCTTTCTAAGGTTAGATTCATACAAGTTTTTTAGCTATTTCTTCTCCGAATTTTTGCATCTTGTACATTTCACGAGCGCCTAATAATCTTTGTTCGTATTCATCGTTAGGATCTGCACCAGCTGCAAGGCCAATACCTCTAACTGCTGCTGAGTTAGTCACAAACTCGCCATCGCTTAACATGGCTGGTATCTTATCGCCTCTTTCACCACCGGGTCCTGTAACTAATTGATCTCTTTCAGGAAAATCTTCAACGCCCATCTCGCCTGTGCCATCTGCATAGGCTTGAACATAAGCACCATCTTTTGCATATAACTGACTGGCTATACGTCTAGGTTGTAGATCATCTATAAAGGTGGCTTCTTTTGGAGGTGCTACCAATGGAGAGAAAGGTACGCCTTTGGCTTGTGCATAAATTTTAGATACTTCAGATGGATAAAATCTATATGCATCTGGTGTTTTGTCTTGAGCATCAATGCTGATTGGAGCGCCAGGTGTTGTATCTCTGTAACCCATTGATCTAGCATAAGACCCTATGCCTTCTGATGGTGCACCATAAGCTCTAGCAAGTGCATTGGCCATAGCTTCTTCGCTATCTTCTTCGCCAAGATCATCAATATCCATTCCTAAAATATCTTCGTAATATCTTCTAATGTAATCTGGATCTATGTTATACATTCCAGCAGGGCCACCATATTGAAACTTTGCTATGCCGCCATACATATAACCTGGGACATCATAACCAAATCTTTCTTCTACCAAAGCTGGTTCTTCTTTTGCCAACGATTTTATTCCTTTATTTGCTGTTTCTAGATTCTTCATTTTTTTGTTTCTTTAGTTCTCGTTCTCGCATTAATATTTTTAATTCATGCCAACGATAAAATCGCTGATTCACATCATCCCAGAACCAGCCTTTATAATCGTATAGTCCTTCCATGTGGTTAATTTAT